TTCTACGCTTGAAAGAAAACCTTCTGCCGTATATATTGCGTCTCCCGTTTCTGCCGTTCCAAAAACACAAGTTAATGAAGTTCTTGCTAATAAAAAATCCGCCATTTGAACCGCGTTCGATGCATCATCATAAGCAATTAAGCCTTCAAATGATACCTCACCCCCTTTAACACCGCCGATAAACTCAGAAAATCCGTTAGAATCTTTTGTAGTCGCTTCGGGTGTGTCCATTGATAATGATAGTGAGCAAGACGTTGTGTGTCCTACGGTTACGGTTTCAACTTTTAAAAGTAAGTTCGTTCCGTTAAAAACTCCGGTTGTAGCCATTTTATTTTAATTTTAATGTTATTTAATTTTTTGTAAATATACTAATTATTTATTTATTTAATTTTTACAAATTACTTAGATATTTATATTCTTTTTGAACGTCAAAAGACGGACACGCTTTATTCGAATATTCGTTATGACCTTGAATTTTAGAATTTGGATATTTAATTAATAAATCTTTTAACAAGCAATCTAAAGAAATTATTTGCTCCGGTGTCCTCGTATCTTCTGCGGGAAATTTTTTCCTTTTGTTCTTTATATTAGAAACCCCGCCAACGTATGAAATACCGATTGAATTTTTATTCTGTCCTTTTGTATGCGCTCCAATTCTTTTCTCGGGCCTACCTTCTATAATAGAACCATCTAAATAAATTAACCAATGATAACCGATATCGGACCAACCTCGACCATCTACGTGCCATCTACGAATTTCGTCAACATCATAATGTTTACCTTTAGATGTTGCGGTACAATGAATAATTATTTTATTTATTTTTCTCACTTCTTTTTGCCATTAAGTACCATTTATGAATCGTGTATAAAAGTACTGTAAGCGTTAAAATAATTTTTAAACCGATTTCAATTGCTGAAAAGTTTAAAGCCATGGCGATACCATTTAAACCATATATTTTCAAATCAAGTAACTTCATTAGAATTTATATTCTTGGTAGTCTAATCCCATAAATTGGTGTACTCCTTCGCCCGTTGGTATATCTACCGATAGAGTCCCCCATCCCGTCGGGTCAGTATCTAAATCATACCAAACCGCATCAACACAATATTTTTTAGATAAAACTGCAGGATGTTCTTTACCCTCATCATCGATATAAGCCTCTTCTAAAATGATATGCCCTAATTCTACAATAGCAAATTTAAACTTTGGAATTTTTCTCCCTTCGTCATCTTCTGTGAAAAGAGCGTTATATTTAGTATCAAACGTTTTCTTGCTTGTAAACTCGTATTTTGCAATGTTAAATTTCATAATTTTATTTATTATATTGTTGTTAATGCTTGTAGTTCGCTATTTGATAACCTTGTGTTATAAAGTTTTAAATCGTTTATTCTATCATTAAAAGGAAGATTTTCGTTAAAATGACTTCCTACATTTATTTTATTACAAGTTGGTACATTTCCAATAGTATCTGTATATGCAATAACTCCATCAATAGCAACTGCAAAATCATCTTGTTTATATGCAAGTGCTAATTTATGTATTCCGTTAGTTAAAACAGATGGAGCAAGATATGTCAATGAATTACTAATAAAAAACTCAAGTTTACCATTTGAACGATTTATATAAATTTGTTTTGCTGATGTATCACTTAAAGTTACCATTAAATTGTTAGTATCGTAACCACTTTTGATATTAACCTCGCAATATAAAACACCCTCCGTTTGTCCTATGATACCACTTATAGGTGTTTGAATACAAGTATCCTTTAACCTTGTAACTCCCGCCGATTCGCCATAATTAGGGATGTAACTTGTACTATAAGGTTTTTGTTCTAATTGCGCTCCGAATATGTAGACACCCGATGTTCCGTTTCCCGTATATGAGTCAGAACCATTCGCATCAGCTAAGTAAACCCTTGAAAGGTATGATGTTCCGTTTGTAGTACCCGTAATAGAGCATCTATACCATCCGTCAGAAATTAACTCTATTTTTGCAGTACCCGAACCTATCGTCCCAACTACTCCATTTTTAACATCAAACCAAACATTTGCTTGTCCACTTCCTACTCCCGCATTTTCTAAACGCATTTTAATAAAATCTCTACCATCTGCTTTCGCTAAAAGACTAAAAGTGTGAGCTACTCCGCTTACAGTAGTTTCTTGAGATCTTATTGTATGAACTGAATTAGAACTGTTTTCAACCAACTTAAAAGCACCTAAAAGAGTATCTGCACTTGGCGAGACGAAACCTTTTACTTCTTTCATAGAAATATTGTCTATATAAAAAGTACCCGCTGAATTTAAACTGAAGAACGCATTGTCTAAATTTAAACGTGTTCCATAAATTGTAAATGTCTGCATTAATGTACTTAAAACAACATTTGTTGTGTTTGGACCAATTTCGGCGGGCATTCTAAAAGTCAATGTAGGTGTTCCGCTTGATGCTCTTGCTGAAAATGTATATTTGTAAGTAACATTATTTTTTAGAGAATTTACAAAATTTGTTGCAAGCAATGTAGTTGCATTAGAAGAATTAATACCGCTTCCACTTGCTACAACTTGTAACTCATTCCCTACAACACTTGCTGTATGGTTTCCCGCAGATGCCCAATCTGTTGCACCCGATGAAAAATTACTATTTCTACTTATGTTTGTAATTAATTCACTACCTGCAGTAGTAGGGTCTCCTTCTATTGTAGCACCGCTTTTAGTCCAATAAGTAGTACCAAACGCTTCTGAATATTGTATTAAGTTCGTAGACTGAGGCTCTAATAACATAGCACCTTTAGTATTCCCTAAATAGTCCACTCTTGGAATTCCGTTTTCTACCTTTTCAATTAATCCCGCTTTGTTTATTCTTGTAGCGGTTGAAGATCTTGAGGTCGTAAAAGGTAAAGGTTTAAAGTTTGCATTCTCATCATTATAAGCAAGAATAGAATCCTTTTTTGCTCCCCATTTACCATCACCAAATTTTAATGTATTTGCCATATTAGTATATTGTATAATTAAGTGCTAATGCCATAGCGTTGAATGAAGTAAAACTTGTTAATGTTTCTATTTCTAAATCTGTTAAAGCGGTGTTGTAAACTCTTAGGTCTTTTGTTTTTCCAAAAAATGGAAACCCACCACCACCATAACTTGCGTTTATTTGATTAAGTCCCGAAAGAGATATTGCATTCGTATTTACTGCAACTTTCAAACCATTTACCCATAAAGCAATATCATTTGATTTATATTTTATAATTAATTTATTAAAGTTTGCTTGCTCTAAAAAAGACATTCCATAATTTAAAATTTTTACTCCCGACGAACTAAATATATCAACTACAATGCCCGAGTTTGCATAATACATACTTACCGCGTTACTGTTTGAGCCATTACTTAAACTCCATATACTCGACCCCGTTTGCCCTTGGTTTAATCTTGAAATTTCAAGATAAAAAACACCCTCTGAATCGTTTATATAAGGGGTAAGACCCGTTTTATTAGCAGTTTCTCCTATTCGTGTTACACTTGTTCCCGTAGTTGGGATGTGAGAAGTTGGAAAAGAACTATTTTGAATTTCAAATCCGTAAATATAAACACCATCAGTTCCATTTGTTGCTATATTTGAACCACTCCCATCGACACCAAAAAATATTTGTATTTGTAAATTAACATCTGAGGTATTATAACAAGAAATCCTATACCATCCATTACCATAGTTTTCAATAGTAAAATTATTTGTTAATACACTACTTGATGATATTGTCCCATTTTCTAAATCTACTAAAACTGTACTTTGTGCATTACCAACATTAACATAACGCAACTCTTTCTTTTTTAAGAAAACTGTATTTATTTTTAAATTTGAACCAGTACTGTTAGTTAAATATCTATTACCTAAAGTTGCATTTGGTACTAATAAATTAGCGTTTTGTGTTCCATCGGGAGATATACTTTGATTTTGAGTTATTGTTAAATTAATTTTACCATAAATAGATTGACTAAAATCGTTTGAATGTGTTACAAAATTAGTGCTCTGAGGCTCTAAAAGTAAACTCGGGCAAGTACTATCTAAATAATCTATTCTTGGAATGTTAGATCCTACGCTCTCTATTAATTTATCTTTGTTTATTCTTGTCGCAGTTCCCGTCCGTCCAAAAGTAAAATCGCCACTACCATCTGAAGGTAATACTGAATAGACTTTATTCGTTCCGTATCCACTCGGGATTAATGCTAATGTTGGTTTAGTTGCCATAATTAATTAAAATTTGTTGTTATTCCTATATGGAAAATATCATCTGAAACGCATTTCTTTGCTTCTAAAACTCCACTATCTGCAATGATTCTATCTTGCATCTTAAATTGACTACCAAATAAATCTGGTTTTGTTCCTACTGATCCCGCAGTATCTAAAGAGTTACCCCACCAAGTACTATTATAAATCTCGTTTGCCATGTTATTTTTTACTTTTTACTTTGGTTAAATACGTTTTTAAACGATTTATATTTATTTGTTTTGGTTTATATGTTGCACTCATTATAAAACCCAGCCAGAAGGATTCGTATTTTTGTCTGGATCAACATCCGCCCCCGAATTATTCGTATATTCTGGAAACAAATTGTTATTAAAACACATATAATCTACAAATCGTCTCGTATAATATTCAGAAAAATCTCTTTCTTTTTGTACTAAAAAATCTACGTCTTCTTTACTAACAGTATCAGAGTTTTCCGAAGTACCTTTAAAAATTCCTCCAGATTTAATTCGAAATGCTGAAAATGGTAGAAATTCAACCATTGCGAAGTGTATTAACATCGGTTGTATGTAATCGGTTACTAATGTTAAGTAGTTACCCGTTAAACCATCAACGCTAATTATATCAGCAGAGATTTTATCATATAATTTTGAACCTAAATAGTTTTGTATATGTATTTCTTGTGCGATTTTCACATATTGAATAAAAAGATCCGTATCGGTTGAACCCGAGATGATACTATTCTTTACTAAATCCGTTCTACTAATAAATAATGCTGTTGCCATATTATCTTTTATTTACAAATCCGTTATTTGGCATATCAACGGGTCTTTTAGACACATCTTTTGCGTTTATTTCGGGTTTAAATCCTTCTTTTTTTGCTTTATTTACGCTAATTGTAGGCACTAATGGAGAATTTATATCAATGCTTTTACCTTTTTGCATATATGTTTTTCGCATCCAAAAATGATGACAATCCCCGCCTCCTTTATATAGCCAAATCGAATATTTATCAGCACCATCTAAACCCCAACCTGGATTTACCGCTTTACTTCCCATCATAATAATATCTTCTTTACGATATATCTTTTTTGCACTAACCATTTTACTGCAAAAATCTCTTGTATTTTCTCCAGAAACTAACGGAGCATATTGATAACGTACTTTAAACTTAACACCCTCAGCATTTTCCCCATCTTGAGAACTCTTTGCGTTTGGTCTTGCAGTTCCCGTAGTTGCAAAATTGTATATTTTAGAAAGTAAACTCTGTTTTTTAGTGTTTAACTCTTGTACTTGATCATCTAATTCATCTTCTGAATCATAATCAACTTGTCTTTCGTCTATTAACTCCCAATTAGTTAAGTCCTCATCCTCTCCGTATTGCTCTAAATCAGAAAAGGCTTTACTTAGTTTCACTCCCGTTTCTTCTTCTCTTGTTTCCTTATCTTTTACGTTCTCTAAGTCTAAGAATTGAAGAGGTTGTAAGGTCTTAAAGTATAGGTTTAAAGCAATCCCGTTAAAAGCAAGAACTCTATCAAAAGCATCAATTAAAAGGTCTTGAAACGGTGCTATTACAATATTTTGCATTAAAATACTGGCATTTTCTAATTCTTGTGCATTATTCCCAAATCCCGTAGAATCTTTAATCCCCAATAACATCGGTGAAACAATTCTGTGAGAAATCATAATCTTCTTCTGTGATTCGTCTGCTATTTGCTGATATAAATTATGTGCATCACTTAACTGAATCGGTGTAATCTCAGAAGATGATTCTTTTGAATCCGAAAAACTTATAATTACCTTTCCAGCATTGGAAGTCCCGCCAAATTTAGATAGTATCTTGCTTTCAATTAAACGTTGTGCTTCTTCGTCTGGAACTCCATTATTCATTGAGATTAACATGCTCGGATGCATGGAATTTTTTACATTGTTCAAATGAAATGTAGACAGTTCGGATTCAACCTCAGCGTAACTTATTCCAGAAATATAGTCTGGTGTACTATAATAATACATACCCGCCTCATAAGGCTTAACATATAATATCTCAATAGGTTTGGGAGTATCTGAAACACCAAAGGCTGGAATTCGTAAAGGGTCTTCACTTTGCTTTTTATTCGCCCAGTCTGGGTGATAATAATATGCTTGTACTTCTCTATCCTTAGAACTACATTTTTCCGCCCTTAATGTTTCGATTGGCAAGTGTTCGATTTTTTCAATAGTTTTTTTATCCTTAGAATAAATAACTTGCATTGCACATTGACCCGCCAGTTTTAAATCATAACTCAATCTTCTTACAACATCCTTTTTAAATAAAGAAATCATACGAGCGTACGCTTCTGGCTTTCTTGAGCTATCTGTTGCGTCTAATCCTTTACCAAATATCATTTGAGAAACCCCAATAATACAAGCTCCAGCGGTAGCACTTCCATTCGCTTTGTTTATAAGGAAAGAAAAATAATCATTGTTTGCACCAAATTCCACCCACTCATTTGTTTTAGATTCGATAATTTCTGGAGTTTGGTAACTGCTTAAACTAACAAGGCTAATCGCTGGATTCCTCTTTGTTGGTACGTTTGGTTTTCTGTATTTATTTATGTTTTTACTCATAAGATTATAAAATCGTTATTACCTCCCTTTTCTTTATACTCATCTTTGTTGATTGTATAGTATTCATTATTAGATTGGTTTGTTGATTGGATTGTACAAAAGACTTTATCTCTGTAAAT